TTTTCCATTTAATGGTTATATAGATGATGTAAGAGTTTATTCTACTGCATTGGATGCTTCTGCTATTATAGAAGTTATGCAACAAAGAGGTAGCATAGATAAAGAAGGAAATTTCTATACTGGAGATATTCAAGAAACTGGCCATGTTCCGTTAATAATTGATTATACCGAATGGACAGTTGGCTCTGGAGGAACAACAAATTTTGTTCAAAATGGAGGTACAGCAGAAAATGAAAGAATTTTAGCAACGGATCCTTGGGGAAATGATGATGCAATTGTTTGGGAATGTAGACCAGACGCCAGTCCTTCGGCTGCCGGAGGATGGAATACATCTCAGTTTGATATAGATAACACTAAAATGTATCGTTACTCTCATTGGGTACAGCGAAATGCAGTTATTGGAACTACTCATGGAGCTTCGTATTTAGGACTTAACGGATATGGAAGTACTGATGGTGTTTATGAAAGAGATTCTGGATCAAATAATACAAATCCATATTTTATGAGCAGCTATACTATACCAAGCCCTGGACAGTGGGAATTATTTGTAGGTCATGTATGGCCTGCTGGCTCTTCCACCGGAAGTAATCACCCTGAAAGCGGAAGATATACTGTAGAAGATGGATTGTTTAGTACTACCGGTTTTAATAGAGACTATGTATGGAGATCAGAAACTACTACTGCCAATCAGCGATCATATTTATACTATTCTGATATAGACGTTTCTATGCGTCAACAGTTTTTATATCCAAGAGTAGATGTAATAGATGGAACAGAACCTTCAATAGAAGATTTATTAGGAGGATTTGATGCAGTATATTCTGATTATATTAAATCTAAAGGAGGCACATCTTATATTAATTTAGATGTTGGTTTTTCTGAAACTAAGGTAGGGCATCTTAGTGAAATTTCTATTTCGGAGGATTTATTACTATGGTACCCATTACAAGGTACATATACTCCAGCCGGAAAAGCTTATGAAATGGTTAAGGGATTAGATGGTACATTTACGGGAGATCCTTCTATTACGTCAAGAGGATATGATTTTGTTGATGGAGTAGAATTTGTAGATTCATATGATTTATCTGATTCTAATTTATTTAATTCTAATTCAATTACTGCAATCTCTTTTTCGGCTTGGGTAAATAGAACTAGTTCTATTAATGACTATAATATGTTTATGGGTCAACAGCTTCCATATTTTTCACATCGTTCTTATGGGGCATATCTTTTCTCTGCACGTATTAGTGGAACTCAAAGAGCCGTTTATTCAGACAGTAGTACAGCGAATGTAGATGGGGTGTGGAGGCATATTGTAGGAACATATGATGGCGAAGATATGGTGATTTATGTAGATGCGGTATTAGACGGATCAGCTAACTGGCCAGGAGTTTTGCAGGTTAACGCAGCCGAAGTATTTGGGATTGGTGGTGGTCGAATGTCTTCTCCTTGGTACCCATTTAATGGAAAGATTTCAGATGTGAGAGTTTATAGTAAAGTTTTAGCTGCAGCAGAAATTGAAGTTTTATATAAGACAACTGATCCAGAATCAACTAATACTGCAAAATTAACTAAGGACACCATATATTTAAAGGGTGAACTAAAAGAATCTTAGATATATAAAATAAAATATAGATAATGGCAGAATTAACGTCAACGAAAATATATGGTGATTTACAAATAGTAAGGGATGTCCTCACTAATACTTTAACAGTAACACATGGGGCTGTTATTAATGAAGGTGGTGATAGTGGTGATTTTAGAGTCGAAGCTGATGGTGAAACTCATATGTTATTTGTAGATTCCGGTGAAGATAGAGTAGGTATTGCTACCTCGACACCAGCATATACATTTGATGTGACTGGTACTGGAAGATATACCGGTAAACTTTACACAGCATCTCATGACGCAGCTGGAACTATTAGATCAACTGTTCAAATTGCACCAACAACGGGAGCAGGATTGGAAATGTTATATACAGGTGGTCAGGGATATTTACATTCTTATGATAGAGATGCTGCTAATTATAATAATTTATTGGTTAGTGGTGCATCACTAAACCTTCGTGGATACTCTGGTACTGGTTCTATGGTAAGTATGGTAAACATTACCGGTGGTGATGTTGTGGTTAATGAAGATTCTAATGATGTAGATTTTAGAGTAGAAAATGCCACATATCAATATGGTTTATACATGAGAGGTTCAGATGGTAAGGTAGGAATGGGAGAAATGAGTAATGAAACGGAAGCAACATATAAAATGTTGAATCTTCGTTTCTATGAGGATAATTCTGGAGCAAAGCTTACAAGTGTTGGGGCAGTAGCTTCCAATGATGGAATGCTTATTTACAATGACTATACGGTTACTGGTCATTCTAGTATTGACTTTGTTGTAGACACTAACTATCCGACAAGCTATAATGCTGGTCGATTTGGGTGGTATGGATATGGAACCACAGTTACTTCAACCTCATATAATTACTTCTTCTGGACTGGATATTCCGGGGCTGCTCATTGGGAAACTATGAGACTGCATAGACTTGGCGATCTTTATGTAAGATCGGATGTTGTTGCATATTCGACTGTAATTACATCAGATGAAAGATTAAAGAAAAATATTGAAAATATAAATAATAATACACTTGATAAATTAATGCAACTTCGTCCTGTTTCATTTGAATGGAAGGATGAATCTAAAAGAGGAGATGCAAGAGTATCAGGTTTAATTGCTCAAGAGGTTGAACTTATATTCCCAGAATTAATTAGTGAAAGCCCTAATTTAGATGATGGATCTGGAGAAATAGATGAAACAAAATATAAACATGTTCGTTATAATGAATTAGTTCCTTATTTAACAAAAGGTATTCAGGAACAACAACAACTTATAGATAATCAGCAAAAAGAAATTGATGATTTAAAACAAAAAGTAGAATTACTACTAGAAAAATTATAAAATATTATGGCACTATTAATTGAAAAAAACTTAACAGTCTTAGGAGATATTGATTTATCTCAATTGTATATAAGATTAACGGTTTCTTATGGGCCTGAGGGGGAGCCTGTTACAGTACAAACAAATACTTTCTCTTCGAAGAATGCTTATACATTAAATGCTTATTTAAACAAATTTAATGTTAATGGAATAGCTCCTCCCTATATTTTTACATATAACAGGGAAACAGATGGATTTGATGTTTTAGGATATGCACATACTAAGCTTAAGGAATATCTTTCAACTGACCAAACAATAGAAGTTCCTGTTTTAGATCCATCAACTGGAGAACCTACATATGATCCATCTACAGGTTTGGCTATAACAGAAGAGGTTATTAATATTCCAAAATTTGCTCAAGATACTTCTATTTTCATAGTAGATATATCAATTGCATAATTTTTCACATATTTTAATAAAAAGGAGAGTTTGATGACTCTCCTTTTTTATTATGAATAAATAAAATAAAATAGTAAGTAAATGGCGGATTGTAAAACTTCAGGAGGAGCTGTAGGAAACACAGGGGAATGTAAAAATCCAGATGGAACTATAGGAAAAAAAGTAAGTGGTGCGTTTCCTAATAGAAACGATGCAACTGGACCTACTGGTTTGCAGATAAATTTAGATAATCTTCAAAATCCTATTTTTGATATGACGGCTTTATTATCTGCAGCACAAAATTATGCTGCTCTTAATACTGCTGTTAATCAACTTATTGGATATGAAGTTGTATGGTTTAGAGCAGTTCCACAAATTAGATCGCAAGATGTTATTTTTCAAGAATGGACACTGAGTAATGTTACAGATGTTCCATTATGTTTAAAAGTTGTACTTCCTAATGGAGATTTTCCAGATAGTAAATACAATTATGATTTAATGGGTCTTGAATATGAAGTTCCGTTAGAAGTACATATTGATAAGAGGTATTGGGAACAAATTGTAGGAAGTGCAACTGCTCCTCAAAAGAAAGATATTGTTTACTTTTCTATAGCTAATAAATTATACGAAGTTGTATCATCTTATTTATTTAGAGGATTTTTAGAACAAGAAACAACTTGGAAAGTAAGTCTTAGAAAATATCAGCCTCAAGCTTCAAGAAGAGAAGGTGATGCACTTAAAGAAACTATTGATAAGTATACAGTTAGTGCTGAAGAAATATTTGGAGAAAAATTAGAATCAGATATCAGAAAATTAACAGATGATAAACAAATGAGTCCATTTAATACAACTGAAAGAGATAAATACAAGACTATTAATTCTAAACTTCAAATAATTAGTTCAAAATTAGATATTTATGGAATAGTTGTAGCAGAATCATTTTATGATTTAAGTTCTTCAAATTCATTTAATGCTGTAATATATAATGGCACAGATGAAATAAAAACTACTGATGATAGATCCATTTCCGCTTGGACTATGATTGATCATGGATTAGTTAATGAGTATGAGGTTTTATCAATTGATGCTTCAAGTGTTTTACCGTACCCCGCAAATTATACTCTTAGAATAAAAACAAGAAATAAAGGATTTCAAATAGATGATTATATTGAAATTTATAGACCTGGGTCACTTAATTTTTATGCAAAAATTATTTCTGATACTCAATCTAATAATAATGAATACTATATTTACATTGAACCTGCCGTGATTGATCATCTTAATTCTGTAAAAACAACTTGGACTACGGCTAAAAATTATAAAATGAGAGTTGTTAATCCTGCATCTATTTTAGATGGAATAAATACAACTCCTGATAATGGATTCAAAGTTAATATATATGCTAATCAATATGTTAAAATTGAATATGGAACACAAACGCATATTGCAATATTAGATGAAAAATTATTAGAAAAAGAGTGGTATGGAATTATTGTGAATGTTGGAAATACATGGGGTCAATATAATGTACATATTTATAGACAACATCCTTCTGATACAGTAACTAAATTACAAAGTATTTTCTATGAAACAATAAACTTTACACCAGAACAAACAACAGTAGATTACTACACAATTAATAGATCTCCTTCATTCTTAACTAATTTAAGACTTTATAGTTATACAATGGAAGAAGAAAAACAAATAGGAGATTTATTAAGATATTTTGTAAAAGATGGAGATCAATTAATAATAGGGGACAATGCAGACTTACGATTCAGAGCACCTTACACAGGACAGCAAAGATAAAATTTTAAAAGATTTTATAAATAAATTAGTTAATAATCAAAAAGATATTCCAGAGGATATTCAAGAAATTGTAAATGAACATTTTTGGGAACTTCTTTATTAAATAAAAAAACAATGAAAGTAAAAGACGAAAGAGAGCGATTAGAAAAGCTTATAGATGATGCTCCAGAAAAAATAACTGATGATGTGCCAGTTCCTGGAAATATTCCAGAAGAATTACAAACACAATCTACTATGGGCATTAATTTTAATGACCTAAAAGATCAATGTAATGATGAGGCTAGAATAATGTTAAATCATTCCATAGGGTTCATTTTGAATAAAGATATGATTGAAGGTAATGAATACCTTAAGAACAAGCTAGAAGTTGACGTGATGTCACTATCGGGCATGCTGTATCAACTCAGAGTTAATGAAGCTATGCAAAAAGCTATGATGGAGGAAGTTGATAGAGGATTTATGCACCCAAGAATGTTTGAAGTTTTTAGTGGTCTTTCTAAAACGATTGCTGAAATTAATAAACAACTTATTGGAACTGTAGAGGCTATTAAACTTACTTATAAGGATATCAAAAATGATATTCGCGAAAAGGAAACTGACGCTTTAGGACCTTCCCGTAATGGTCAAGGAATGATAACTCAAGGCGATGGTGGAGTAGTTTCTATGGGAACTGGAGATGTTATTAATTTTACAAAAAGAAGACCACCAGTTCCTCCAGAAGATATTCAAGATATAGAAGAAACCGCTTAAAACCCTTTCCAGATAATATATACTTAAAAACTTATGGCACAAGCGATTATATGGACATCGGCACTTGTCTCCCAAACAATAGAAAAATTGAAATTTGGGATGGAGACAGATATGGGTTGTTTCCATAGGTCAGATATTCACCTAAAAGCAGGTGAGATATTATTTAAACATACTAGAGAGGAATTAGATGAATTTGAAAAGTGTGCAAATGATATTGTTTATTTTGTTAAAAATTATTGCAAGTTTTTAACAGATAAGGGTAGAACATTAGTAGATTTAAGAAAATTTCAAAAAGAAATATTACATGAATTAGCAGATGTTGATCATTTTGATGAAGATATAGAAGAATGGATTCCCAAATATAGAGATTATATTTTAATGGCAGCTCGTCAAACTGGAAAAACTACTACAATTGCTGCATTCTTTTCTTGGTATATGTGTTTTCATACTCATAGAAATCTTGCAATTCTTGCTAACAAGGAAAAAACTGCTATTGAAATTGTTGATAAAGTGATGCAAGTTTTTAAAGGACTTCCATTCTATATGAAGCCAGGTATTGTTAATTTTGGAAAAACTGGAATGGTATTAGATAATGGATGTCATTTAATGTCTCAAGCTACTACTTCTACAGCACAAATTGGTTTTACTATTCACGTATTATATGCGGATGAGTTTGCTCACATTGCTCCAAATATTGCTGATGATTTCTGGAGATCAGTTTATCCTACATTAGCAGCGTCAGAGTTATCACAATGTATTATTACTTCAACTCCTTCTGGAACTACTAATTTATTTTATGAAATATGGGATCATGCGGTAAGGGGAAAAAATACATTTAAATTTAAAAGAGTTGATTATTGGGAAGTTCCAGGGCATGATGAAGCATGGGTTAAAAAAGTAAAGTCTAATTTTGGAGAAGATAGATTTGCACAAGAATTTGAACTTAAATTTAATTCTAGCTCAAAATTACTTTTAGGACAGAGAGAAGCTGCATTTATGAAAAGAATTGAGCAAGAATATGTATTTAAAGATCTTGATAAAACTGATTTAGAAGAAGAATTATATAGAAATTTAAAATGGAGAAAAGATTTTGATCCAAATGAAGGATATGATTCAAGAAAAAATTTATTTGTTATTTCTGTTGATACAGGTGAAGGACAGGAATATGATGAAGATAAAGATACAGATTATAACGTATTGAGTATTTATAAATTAGAGACAAAAAGTTTAGTACAATTAAATAGATTAAGAAAAGATGAATATTTTCTTAAAAATATGTTTAGATTAAATCAAGTTGGTTTATACAGAGATAATTTAAAAGATGATGAAATTTGTGCTAAAGTTGCAAGATCTGTAATATTCGATCAATTAGGTGGTGATACATGTGTTTTAGTGTTAGAAATGAATTTTAATGGAAAATTCTTTTTAAGTATTTTCCAACAGCATGATGAATATTTTGATGATGTTGTAATGAGAACTTATCACACAAAACCGGTTCCTGGAGAAGCTCCACCACGTAAAAAAGCAGGATTTAAAATTGGTAATGATAAAGAACATTTTTGCAAAGAAGGAAAAAGATTAATAAGAGCCAAAACATTAATTCCTAATGATACTGAAACAGTTTTAGAATTTTCTTCATTTGGAAGAGATAGAAGAGGAAAATATAAAGGAATAGGCACTCATGATGATACTGTAATGGCAACTCTTAATATTGCCAGATTATATGAAGAATCAATATATGAAGATAGGTTATACGACATATTGGAAAATATGGAAGATTCTCCTCAAAGAAGATTAATAAATTTATATTTAGAAAGATTAGAAATAGATTCTGATGTAAATGATGATTTATTTTTATCTATGTATGGTGACACCACATCGCAACCGTATATTCCTGAAATTACTAATTTAAATGATATATTTAAAACAGGTGAACAAAGTAAAAGAAGATATAAAGTTCCATCTCAATTTGGTTACGGGAAACGTTAAAATTAGCCTCTACCAATTTTGATATATAATAAAAGGATATCTTGTACAAAAAGTATATCGTTGCAAAAAATATAAGAATAAATAATAAAAATAAAATACTAAGATATGGCAAAAATTGCTCTAGATTTATCTCAATTTAAATCAGCCGGTGTATATACTGTTGAAATTGATCAATCAGAAAGAATACAAGTTACTACACAGTCTCTTAGATTGGTTCCTGGTTTTTCAGCTAAGGGTCCGTTTAATGCACCTGTATTCATTAGAAACACAAGAGATTTAAGCAGATTCTACGGAAATATTGATACTAAATTAGAAAGAAAAGGTTCTTTCTTCCAAAGATCAATCCAAACATGTTTATTGACTGCACCCGTGTTTGCAATTAACCTTCTTAATGTTAACGAAATTGATGTCTCAACAAATACTGATAGAGTAGAATTTATTCCTTTAGCAGTTGATACTAGTGTTAATGCTCCTATAGCAGATGATCTTTATATTAATTTCTTTAATAGAGAAAGATTTTGGAAGCCAGATGCAGATTATTTACAAGGTGTTGTAAATAATAGTGTAGGTGCTGCTGATAATTTAAGCGCCCCTCTTTTCTCAATAGTTAATGTCGGAACACAAGATTTATCATTTGTTGTAAGAAAAGCAGTTGGATTCCAAGGATTTAATATAACTGCTGTTGATTGGTATGGAACTGCGGCAAATATACCTTATGAGTGGATTAGACCATACGATTTTATTTCAGATTATTTTGTACAAGTAATTGCGTTTGCAGGAGATTGGAGCAATTATGGAAATCTTTCTTCAGATCCTTATTATTCACAATTCTTTAATTCAAAAGGACTTATTCCATCTCAGATAAATAACTTCATGAATGCCGATAATGTTAATTTAGTTGGATCATGGGTAGGAACTATTATTCCTGATTTCAGAGATCAAACAGGTGCAGAACAATATATTGAAACTATCGTTAATGGTTCTGTATCATTAACTGGTGTATTCTTAAATGTTAACCAAGATGCTCTTGACCAATTAATTTGGGATGAGGATCAAAATCAATGGGAAATTGGTGATGGATCTGAATTAACATCTGCTTCTTATTTAGTTGACTTAGTAGGACATAATATTATTAACAACACAACTGATACTTCCGTTGCATTTTTAAGTTATGCTATTGATGTAGATAATAGCACCTTACACCAAACTGTTGATATTACCCAAATGGACACTACAGGTAAAATATTTAGTGTTGATTCTTCTGTAAATGCAGCTCTTATATCAGTTGGATCATTTATTAAGTCAGGTGCTGAAATTCAACCAGGTGTTACTAGAGTAATTAACAAATATTATGATACTTCTGCTTATATTATTGAAACATCAGAACCTATTGCGGATTATTTAACTACTGCAACCACAGTTTTATTACAAAAAGCTATTGAAGATCCATCTATTAATGCAGCATATAAAATGCTTAAGTTAAGTGGTCTTTCAATTAGAAATAGACACACTCCAGGATTTGATGCTGATGGAGCAAGAAATGCCGAAGCTGGTGTTTCTAA